TCACACTTGTGGCCTAAAAAGAGCTGCCGCCTGAACCAGCTTCAACACCCGTTGAACACCCTCCTCACATGGCATTGCAGTGCCAACCGCAAGATTGGCCTCGCCGTTTCGGGCGGCGTCGGCTGCGGCTTCTATATCGGCAATCATGGCCGTCAGAAGGTCAGCCGCCTGATCGTATAAATCGGCCATCGTATTGGTCTCGGCCTTTTGACATCCCAAGGCGTAGGCATCTTTCAATGCCGCTTCGAGTTGCCACACCGCGATGTCGCCATAGTCCAGTTGATCTGAGTTCCGGGTTTCCAATGTTTCAAAAGCGGTGTGGCGCTGAGCAATCTGGGTGAGTTTCTGGGTCATTGTCATCGTCATTGTTCCTCTGTTTGATGACATGACATAGGTACTTTCCGGCGGATTGGAGCGCCTCGAAGACTGCTCTTTTCAGGCTGTTTCGATCACAAAGTTGCTCACGAAAAGCTCGCACCGTTCGCCCCGGCTTTTCGCCTGTTTGCCTATTGTATAAGTGGTTTCGACCCCTCGAATATGAAACTGCGCGAAACACTCCCGGATCTCTGGCACGTCATTGATGGACATCAGGAAACGGCCTTTCAACCTGGCCATCTGTTCCGCTAGGCACTCAAAGTCCGTAGCCGAGAACATCGCCTTTCCATAGTCGTCCTCGCAGCCCCAATATGGCGGGTCCAGGTAGAACAGCGTGCCAGGGCGGTCATATCTGCGGATGAACTCGGCATAGTCCAGGCACTCGATCACGACGCCTGACAGGCGCGCATGCACGTCCTCGAGCATGGGCTCCAACGTGGAAAGATTGAAGCGACCAGGACGATCCGGAGACACCCCAAAATTCCGCCCCGACACCTTGCCCCCAAAGGCGGTGCGCTGCAGGTACAGGAAGCGGGCGGCGCGCTCCAGGTCGGTCAGGGTTTCGGGACGCGTGGCCACCAGGCGGTCAAATTCGACCCGCGTTGTCAGCTGAAACCGCAGGGTGTCGATGAACTGCGGGTAATGACGCTGCAGGATGCGGAACAGGTTGGCGATATCCCGGCCAAGGTCGTTGATGACCTCAGCGCGGGGGCGCATCGAGCGGCGCAGGAAAATGCCGCCCATACCCACGAAAGGCTCAGCATAGGTGCTATGCGGTGTTGCGTCCAGAATCGACGTGATCCGCTTGGCCAGGTTGCGCTTGCCGCCGAGCCACGGGGCGACGGGGGCTGCGGGTTGAACCGGCGTTAAACTCATCTTGAAAGCTCCTTTCCGTCACGCTCGGGGCGTTTGGGTTGGGGGCTCTGGGGCCTCAGAATGTTGATTGTTTTGCAGCGCGGGCACTTGATCGAAAGGGTGCCTATCAGCGCGCCATTGTCCATTTTGAATAGCAGGCGGGCACATTTCCCGCAACGCTGTTCATCCTTCATTTATGCGACTCAGCTCAGTGTGGTGCCGCCCCTTTGGGGCAGGAGCGGCCTTGAGCTTTCTGGGGTCGGCGGGGGTGATTTGCACATCACTGTCCCCCGTGCGGAGACGTGTTGGCGCACGTCCCCGCCTCCTCTTCCCTTTAGAACTGCCCCTGCCGGACGGCCAGATCGTCGGCAAAGAACTTGGCCGCTGAGCGCTTGCTCAGATCACAGCCGTGCCAGCGATAGACGGCCATCCCCGGCGGTGCCGCCCAAATATCGCTGAAGCCAATGCGCGCCGCAGCCTCATTGCCTGCAGAAACCATCGGACCTTCCTTCGTATGCGCGCCGATCTGCACGCCATCCATCCAGAGACCACAATCATAATTGGCCCCGTTTTTCTCAATGGAGACGCCCAGCTGATAGACCTGATCTTCGACCAGAACGGGGTGCGGATTGGCCTGAACCGAAGCGCCGCAGACCGCCCAACGCAGATCGGACAGGTTGCTGTAGATCATGTATTGAACGGTGGTGAACGCGCCGCCCGAGCTGTCACCAGCGGTCAGGACGCTTTCGTTTGCGCCCGACAGGTCCGCGAATTTAACCCAGACAGACGCTGCATATTTGTCCACATCCGGTGCCAGGACAGACGCGGATGGCAGGAAAATGCGGGCGTCATCGCCCGTGGTGAAGATCAGGCCAGCGTCCCATTCAAGGACCTGTGTCCCCGGCGCCAGCCCGAAGTCCCCGGCAATGTCCGAGGTCACGGCGCTTTCGTTCAGATCGGCCAGTTGAGCGCCCACGCCGCCCGGCCCCTGGCTGGGCCAGCTATTGGGGTCCAGCGCATCGAACAAAAACAGCGTGTCGTCGTCGATGGCCTCATCCAGACGGTAGGGAATCGAGCGTTCTTCTGGAAAGTTTCCGCCGGTATTGAGATTAAGGGACATGTGATTTCCTCTCTTTTGGTGTCAGACCCAGGTGTCGTTGGTTTCGTTTTCGGTGATGCGGTCCACGCCAACGGTGGCCGCGATGCCATAGCCCGCGTCATTTAGGTGAATGCGGTCGGCAGCGGTCAGACTGGTTGGCAGGACACCATTCGCGATGTCCGCGTTGTCCGTGGCCGAGCCGTCGCCGCTGGCGCGCAGGATCGCATCAAGGTCGATGGCTGATCTCGGCCAGCGGCTGGCCATTGCGGCCCACAGATCGCGCTTGGCTGCGTAGTTGGCCGTACCGACATACTCATCCGGGCTGTCACGCGACGTGACCCCGTACAAAATGATGCGCGGGGCCTCGTTGGGGCGCGCTGCAATCCGGTCATCGAACACTTCCTGGATGGCATCCAGAATCCGCTCGTTGATTGCTGCCAGCTCAGCCGGGTCGGTGACCCCGCTGTAATCGTTCCGACCAACCCACAGCATCAGAATCCCCCCAGGTACCGGATTGGTGGGAATGAAGGGTGTGTCGGGCAGGCAGCGCACAGCAGTTCCTGCAGTGTCACGCGTGAACGTCTCGCTCTCTTCTGTCGAGGCCCCTCCCGAAACCGTTTCCCGGCGATAGACACCTGGCACCCCAGCCAGCGTGCCGGGGATTGTGACCACTTCTCCAGCATAGTAGCCGATATTCACCGACGCGCTGGTGATATCCACCGAACCGGACGCGGGGATTTCGTCGCCGGTGACTGTCAGCAGGCTGACACTTGCCCCAATGCGGGCTGCAATTTGTTCAGTATTCTGGCCTCCCCAGGCAAGTTTGGTAACCTGACGCCCTGTCAGAGCGGCCACCTGAGCAGGGTAAGTGGTAGCCAAGCTGGACGCTCCCGCGCCCTCCGTCAGGCTGTCGCCGGCGCACAAGATAGACAAGTCCCGCACATTGTTGGCCTCCAGAGCCGCGACCCGGTCAGCCAGCGTCCCGTCCAGCGCCTCGGTCACGTCCTTGCCCGCAAGAATCATCCGCGCCTTTTTCGTGATCCCAAAGCCGACCCGCCCGGCCGGGTCCCGCAGCGTCAGCGCATAGCCGCTGCGATCATTGGTCAGCTCCAGCCGTGCCATCCGGTCCAGCGCCGATTGCGTCAGCATGTCCGAGACATCTACGCCTCGGAAAATCATCTGGGCCTGCCAGTCGATGCCAAAGGGCGTGCGCGCCGGATCGCCACCCGTCAGGGCCATCGCCCACCGCCGATTGCTAACGATCTGTGCCGCTGCGCGCGCCTCAGCCTCTGCGATAGATTGCATGGTCGCGATCCGCCCGCCCGGCGCGTCAGGCGCTGGCGTGGGGGCCGTGGGCGCGCCGGTCAGATTGGGGCTGGCCAGCGGGGCCTTGCTCGCTACGACATCCGCCAGGATCGACACGGCTGCCTGTACAAAGGCGGTGGAAGCCGCCGTGGTACTGTTGGTCCCAGCCGCTGCGGTCGGCACTTTCACATTGCCTGTAAACGAGGGCGCGTCCAGCGGGGCCTTGGCCGCCAGCGCAGTGGTCATCGTCGCCGCAAAATCAGGATCGTCATTCAGCGCAGACGCCAGCTCGTTCAGCGTGTCCAGAGTGCCGGGGGCATTCTCAATCAAAGCGTCCAGAGCGGTCTTGATAAACGCAGTCGTCGCAAGTTGATCATTGTTGGTTCCAGGCGCTGGCGTGGGCGCGGTCGGCACCCCGGTCAGATCGGGGCTGACCAGCGGGGCCTTGGCTGCCAACGCCGCCGCCGTGGCCACGGACATCGGCAAATCGCCAATCCGGCTCCAGGTGCCGGCACCGGCCGCCCCGCTCTTTTTATAGACGCCGTTCAGGGCAGTATTCGCATCGCCCCAGACCGCGCCCAGGGTCGGCTCGTCCCAGTTCAGATCGGCCAGCAGCTCGGCCTGGGTGGTCAGGTTCGGCCCCGGAATGGACTGCGCGATGATCGCGGCCACCAGCTCAATGGCGATGCGCACGGTGCCCGCCTCGCCGTTGCCCAGCAGCTCATACACATTCGCCGCAGGGTCCAGATATTTAGTCGTTACGCCGTTGGGCATCTCGTGTCTCCGTTAGGTGATGGTGATTGTGAAAGGACCGGCCAGAGGCCCCGGAACGCCGTCGTCGTTCTGCGGCTCCAGCCAGAGATAGTGGGTGCCTTGCGCCAGGCAGGCGGCGGTTTCGAGATAGGCGATCACGTCATCGACCGCGCCGTCGAAATCGGCGCTGGCCAGCAGCTCGATCGTGTCGTTTCCGGTCACGGCCTGGATGCGGTCGCGATGATCGCCATCCACCGCGATATCCACGCCGGGCCGGTCTGATCCGCCCGTCAGGCGCGGGGTCACCGTGCCCGCCGTACGGCCTGAGACAGAGAGTGCCACCCGGTAATATTTGCCTGCCTCTGCAGACAGGGCCTGGCCGATCGCATCGGCGCTGCCGGCAGTGTGCTGAGCCACACCGCCCCCAATGGCCCAGCCCGCGCCCAGCGTCCAGGGCAAGGCATCCTCCATCTGCCCGCCTGCTATCAGATCGGTGCGGCCGGTATCCCCCACCGTCAGCGAATGGCTCTGCTGCGGGGCCACGGACAGCGCCGCGCCGACGGCGTCGGTCTCACGGTCCAGCACGGCCGAGGTCGACCGATAGAGCTGGACCTGCGCGGTATTCGCGTCCAGCCCGGTGGCAAACTGGATCAGCGCGCCGCCAAGAAGCGTGGTGACATTGATCGCATCCGCGTCCAGCGCGGCCGGGATACCCGCATCATCCGCGCCAACCGTGAGTGTCAGGATCGCGCTATTTGGCCCGGCCACGCCGGTGGCGCTGATCCCGCGCAATTGCAGCTCGACCAGGTCATCTGTGGCATAGTCATCCAGGCTGCCGCCGCCATTGGCCGCCGGGATCGAGACCGTTGTCCAGGACGGCGCGCCCTGAAGCCGATGATCAAGCTCATAGCTGGCCGTGGTGATAGCGCCGGCACCCGGCTCGATAAGGAAGGTAATCAGGCCCTCTTCGTCCGTGCCGTCCAGCCCCGACACGACTGAAACAAAGCGCGGGGCCGAGGGCTGCAGCAGGTTGTCGTCCAGCTCATCGCCCACGCGGCTCGACCATGCCGGGATGTCGGTGGCGTCCAAAATGGTGTCGATCTGGGGCGCGGCATCGACCAGGTGCAGGATCGAGCACATATCCTCGGTCGCCTCGACCGCGCGGACGATCTGGTGATAGCTCTCGCTGGTCGCAGGCCCAAAATGGACCAGATCACCGGCGCGCGGCATGTCCCCGGAGCCCTGGACTGTCAGCAATTGCGTCTCGCCGGGCGCTGTCTGAACGATCCTGACAACCGAGGTGCCGATCGCGTCCTCGGCGTCCGCATAGACACGGAACCGAATCGCGTAGCTTTCGCCTTCGGTCATAGTGACCAGCTCGTCCAGTTCGACCAGCCGCCCGGTGACCGATCGCACCCGGCCGACCGCTTGGGTGCGGATCAGCACATCATGGTTGAGCATCACATCATCGCCGCGCGTGGTGACCCGGACAGCCCCATCCTGCGTGGCCTGATAGGTATCGGGACGATGGATGGTCTCAAGCTGCCGCCGGCGCGTCTCACGCCAGACCTCATCGGCATAGACCTTGCCCGGCATCGGCAGGGCCTCTGTCAGCTCGATGTCGCCCTCATAGCCCGGCCAGCGGACGATACGCTGGGTCTCTTTGTAGTCATTGCCCGCGTCATTGAAGGTCACAATGAAAGCATGAGGCGGGTCGGTATAGGCTCGGTTCCATTTGAAGGCCCAGGAATTGCGCGGGTTGATATGATCGACGATCAGCGCGTCCTGGTCGGGCCGGTCGATCACCACGCCCCATTTGCGGCCGTCATGGCGCGGGGTCGCCCGGCCGGCGGCGGCGATCTCTGTCAGCACGTCGCGCAAGGTGGTGCCCTTGTCCTGCAGGACGCGATTATAGGTCAGCCCCTTTGCGATGCAGAACTCCGCAAAATCCTCAATTTGCGCGAAGTCCATGCCAGCATCCGTCGCCGGTTTGGGATTGGCCGGGCTTTGCAGAACGTAGCGATACAGGCTGGCCGGGCTTTGCGTTGCCCGGCTGATCCAGCTTTGCGTCGTCTCATCCCAATCGGGGCAGATCCGGCTGGCCAGCACGTTGAAATCGTCCAGCGCCCCGTTGAGCTGGTGGGTCGCTTTGATCCTGACAGCCACCAGGGCCAGCGGGCGCGGATAGGCCAGAGGATATTCGGGCCGGATGGTCTGGAGCGCCGCCCAGGAAACGCGCTGCTGGGCGCGGCTGTCGTCGCGCTCATCGGTCAGCATGGTCAGGCGCACCTGCCAGCGCGCGCGGCTGGGGAAGCTCCAGGAATGCTGACGGTAAAAGCCTTCAGCCTTTTTGGCTGACAGTTCCAGCTCCTCGACCATCTGCCATTCGGTGGCCTCGATCAGGCGCTGCTCGATGCGGACGCGGACAGAATGTGTCCGCTTGCGGCCCGATTTGGTGAATCGGATCAGACCGGCCGGAAAGGCCAGGATCACACTGGCCCCTGAGGCATCCGCGCCCGTCGTGCGCACAACCGGCGTTTCGATGGCTGGATCGTCCTCGATGACCTCGCCCAGATCGTCACGGGGCAAGGGCCGCGTCAGCTCGACGCCGATCTGTTCCTCGACCACCTGTCTGGGCATGAGGCTGATCGGCAATTCGCCCTCGATGCCGTAGCGGACCTCGGTTTCCACCTCGCCAAATTCTGACAGGCTGGTCTCGCCGATCCGCATGTCGGTAATGCTGAGTTCACCCTCGCCCAGCAAAAACAGGGCGCGCAGATACTGATCGTCACCCACGATCTCGGTGTAGGGCCGCGCGGCAAAGGGCGGCGCAAACCGGACGGTGCCCAGGACCACTGGCACCGCGCCATCCGGGTCGAGCCGGTTTTTCCAGCCGCTGATCGAATAGCTCGGGGCCGGGTCGTCTTGCTTGGGCGGCGGGATCAGCGCGTTCAGCAGAAGCTGACCCAGAATGGTGACGCCAAGCTGCACCAATGCGCCACCAGCCGTGGCCCCGATGCCTAAAGAAGATCCGACGGTTGCGCCAAATGTGCCGCCAAGGGCCACGGCGGCAACCGTGATCACGATCTGAAGAACAGAGCGCAGCGCGTCCTTGGCGGGGACAAGCCGAATGACAACCTGAACGCCAGGCTTCGGCCTCGCCTTGGACCAGTATTCGCGCGCCAGCAGGGCGGTGCCCTTTGCCGTGGTCAGCGAAACGCGCAACTGGCCCCATTGATCTTCGGGAACAGCCGGCAGCGCCTGGCGAATGATCTGCTCCACGCTCAGCCCGCAAGGCATATCCAGATTGAGGCGATACTGACCGGGGTCAATCGCCGTGGTGGCCAGAACATGAATCGGGACATCTTTCATCGCGCGGCCTCCGAGACGATTTGAACGGGGCGTTCAACAGCCCTTAAACGGTGCCGAAAATGCCCCGCGAAGCGATTGGACCAGGGGCCGTGGCGATAGTCCTGGTGTTTGGCCGCGTCCTCTGCGGCCATGTGGATCATGATCCCGTGACGCACCACGACGCCCAGATGCGTCGGCAGCCTGCCGCGCCGAAACACCGCGATGTCAAACGCGATGGCCGGGCCTTCGATTGGCACCCACAAGGGCGAAACCTGCGCCCCCTCGATCAGCGCCGCGATCTCGCCATGCTCCTCGGCCGAGCCATAACCAAGATAATCCGGCAAGGTGATGCCCAGCTCTTCAGCATAGATGATGCAGGCCAGGCCCCAGCAATCCGCGCCCTCGCGGGTGCGACCTAGATCCTCGTGGGGGATGCCGACAAAACGGTTGGACCAGGTCATGAGAACGAATCCTTGCGGCTAGGCGTAACTTCGGCCCCACTCGGAAGCATTCGAATCGAGAAAAATAGGAATGCGGTATGAAAGAAAAACGAGCGCCATACATTGATGACATCCGGCTTCACCTTGCCGATGACGCTGGCCATGCCATCCTTGCTGTTAAGCACGGCACTAAGACCACTGAACTCGCTGTGGCACCGGATACATTGATGCTGCTTATTGGCAAACTTCAGCACTTGAACGCGGAAATGGAAACACGTCGCAAACAAATCGACCCGAGCGCTGGAAAAGCTGGAGATAGCAGGCCTTTGACCGCCATTCGTCCCACATCTGTGCAAACCGCCAGCGTTCCTGGCACCGACGAGGCCGCAATCATTTTTGAGACCCGACAGGGGCCTCAGGCTTTTGCAATTCCGAGGGCTGCAATGACAGAGGTGGCTCAAAAATTGCTGCGCGAGGCAAAACGCACTCCGCAAAAACCGCCACTGAGCAGTTGATCCGCGCCCCCAATATAAACTCCCCTTGGAGATACTCGTCGGCCAATATGTTTTGGTATTGCATTTCGTTTTCCTCATAAGTGCAGCCCCGGAAATTTGGCGCGGGTCATCCTGCCGGAGGGGAAACGCTCAAGCTCGATCTCTTCACGGGACAGGGACAAGACGATCTGCGAGGCATCGCCCTCGGCCGATATCAGGCGCAGGTCCAGCCACTCGCCCTCGACCAGATCGGGCGAGGACGCCAGGACAACCGCCATGTTCACCGTGGCCTGATCGGTGAAGCTGCGCAGCACTTCGGTGATGCGGGCGTCCAGGTTTTCCAACACGATCTGGGAGGATGCCGGCGCGTCCTCATTGTCGTCGGGCACCACTGCGCTGGCGATGATCCAAAGGTACGGGTCACTCAGCGGGTCCGCCCCGCGCCAAGCTGATCGGGTTCCATAGGTCAGCGGGTCCGAGCTGAGGCGCTCGGTGTTGTCTGTGGAGAGCCGGATCGGGCCTTCAAGGGCCGGGTGGGCGATCTCGAACAGCACCACCTCGATCTCGGCCGAGGCCTGCTCGTCATGCGCCATCCGCGCGTTCAGGGAGACATGGCGGCTCATGGCATCACCACAACGGAGAATGTTTTGCGAAACTCGACTTGCCCCGCGATGCTTTCCTGCGGCGGCTCATCGCCCCAAGCACAGAGCCATGTCGCCGAGATCAGCAGCGGCGTGCTGTCATCCACCATCAAGGGCTGCCCGTCGCCATCGAGGAGCGGCCAACCGTCGGTGGTCGGGTCCGGCATCCAGAAGAGATGCGCGCCTTGTGCGCATTCCAGCCGATAGAACTGGTCAAAGACGGCCTTTTCCGCACGGGTCAGAACAACGGACAGGGTGACAAACTCAGCCACCGACGAAAAGCGGCGACGATAGCCCGGAGGGCCGGTTTCGTGCTGACGTTTGCGGCGCGCGTCCTGGGGCTGGGCATTCCAGGTCTTGCGCTCGGGGCGCGGGAGGGTATCGGGCCAGGTAGCAATCATCCGCGATCGATCCCCCTCTGTTTGAGACCATAGCGGCTGCCCATGACCTTGGCTGCCTTCCCGCCACGCGCGCCGGTGCCGGTCGCCACCGCATCGGACAGGACCAGATCATAGCGGCGCTGACCGCGCGCATCGGTGCTTTCCTGAATATGCATATCCAGCGCCGCCGAGCTGTTGTTGATCGGCGCGATGACCGGCGCAAAGGTGATGTTTGCGGGGGCGGCCGTCATCATTGGCCCCTGACGGGCGGTCAGTATCTGGCGTGTCAAGTCGGCGGGAATGATCGTGCTGGGGCCGGTATATTCAAGCTCGGGACCTTCTTCCCCGACGATCCTGACGCCTCCAGCATGATTGCCACCTTTGGCGAACCCCGGAATTTTGAACGCCTTGAATGCCGCACCCAAAAGGCTTGTAAGGAAAGAGCCGCTTCCGCCACCTCCTGACAAATTCTGCATCAAGGCTTGCCCGAATGTATCGAATCCCGAACCCAAAGTTCCCAGGCCCTGTGACGCCGTCCCAGTCGTTGCAGTGAACTTGGCCATGGCCGCCTCAGCGGCAGCCAGGCGCTGGTCCCAACCCAGACCGCCCTGTGGATTGCCGGGGCTCCACCCCGAGGGGCGCTCGAACCCGATAAACGCCTGGTTCGCCTCATAGACATTCTCGGAGGCCATCAAGCGCTTAAGTACCCCATTCTCGGAGGTCAGCAGCTCTTGCCAGGCGAACTCCAACTGAGCCTGCACATTGCCCAGGTTCTGCCGGCCGCCGATAAACTCAAACAGCTTTTCCGCCCGATCATTGTGCTGAAACAGGCCGAACGCATTTCCCCCATCGCCCACCGCCAGCGGGTTGAAACCGCTCTCGGCCGAGACGTTCCCAACGATCGCGGCGACCTGGTGTGGCGCGAGCCCTTTGGCTGAGTAAAAATCCCAGACTTGTTGCTGGATCGCGCCCGATCCCATCAACCCGGCGCGTGCCCCCATACCAGCACCACCAAGGCCCGCAGACGGTCCAGAAACTGCACCTGCGTTTAGCGTCACCATGGGGGTGGTGATCGACATTGCCGCCGCGGACATGGCGTTTGCCTTCAGCCCCGTGATCTCATTTTGATCGGCCCGGCCGGTCAGCCGCCCCCAAATTCCTTGCAGGCCGCCAACGTCACTCAAGGTGCCGTAGTTCGTCCCCAGGATGGCGTTTTTCAGGGGGTTCTTGATCGCAAGCTCGGCAAAGAGCCCCTTGATCTCGTCCCCAAAGCTATCCAGAGCGCCGGACAAATCCCCGTCCAGCAAAGCGTCGGTCGCGCCGTCAATCGCGCCTTCCGCCGCCGAGTGAACGCCATCCCAAGATTGGGCCTGGCGGGCCAGTTCGGCGCGCAGCTCTTCAGACGCGACCGCCTGCTCGCGAATCTGATCCGCATAGGAGCTGCCCGCATCAATTCCACGCTCGAGGATCGCCACCTCGGCCTCATAGAGCGCCAGGACACGCCGCCGCACCGTCTCGCTTTGACCGACTAGCGCGACCTCCAGTTTCAGCCGCTCGATACTCGCGGTCTGGTTTTTCAGAATCTGCTGAGCGGCGGCTGCCCGACCAAAGGGATCGGCGCTGTTCTGACCGTGGGTGGCCTCCCATTGACTGCGCAAAATACCTTTGGTTGCCTCAGAGACTTTCAGGGATTTTAGCTGCAGCTCGAATTCTTCGCGCGCGGCCTGTATCTGCAGGCGCTTGACCTGCAGACTTTCGCGGCCATGCTTCAGAATGGCCTGCGCGATCTGCGCCTCGCGTTGCAGGTCACCCAGCATGTCAGACGCCTGCTTTTTCGCCTGAACCGCCTCTACTTCGCGACGGCGTTCCCGCTCCAGCGTCAGCAGCCGGACGGCCTTCTCGATCTGATCGTGCGCAACCCCGGCCTCTTTCATCCTGGTACGCAGGGCGTTCTTGGCGTGTTCCGTCCGCAGCCGCTCAACTTTTACATGCCCCTCACCATGACGCAGGATCGCTTCTGAGATCGCCAGTTCCTGGTAAAGTGTGGTCATGTTGTCCTGGACTAGGCGTGCGCGCTCTGCAGCGGCCTCGCGCGATTTGGCCGCCTGTTGCGCTTCGAGCGCCGCAATTGCCTTTTGTGCCTCCGCGCTTTGTTCCTCGATGCCCAATTCATCCAGGCGCAGCATCAGCGCCTCGCGCGCCTGCCGGTTGCGCAGCGCTTCAACCTCGCGGCTGTTTTCACCATGCTGCAAAATGGTCTGCGACAGCGCCGCCTGTTTTTCATAGTCGGCAGTCGCCAACTTGATCTCGGCCCTGCCGCTGGCGTTTTCATCTTGGGCCTGCAGCTTGGTCAAATGGTCCAGGAGGGTCTGAACCTGAGAGATAAAAGCATCCTCTTCTTTCGAGATGCCACCGTGCAGCCCAGCGGCCTCCTGGACCCGTTTGTGCAGAACCTCCAACGCCTTGATCTGGCTTTCCAGCGATTGTGCATCGGCGGCCCATCGCATGGCGCTTTCGATTCCCCTCGCCGTCTTGTTTTCAGCCCGGCTCAGCCCGAACCGATCCCGGATTGTCCCCAGAGCAGAAGAGGCAAGGTCAGCTTCTTCGCCAAACCGAACACCCTGACTGGATGCCAATGACTTCAGGCTGTCAGTTGCCGATCGGGCCGCAGCTCGGCGATCCAAGGCGGCAATATCGGTCAACAGGTCCTTGGCAATCTTTGAGGCCGAACCGAACTCGGCCGTCAGATCGGCCGCAGACATCCGCGCGCGATCGCTGCTTTTCGCATAGGCGTCAACCGTGCTTTCCAGCTCGCCCATCACCTCCTGCAGGCTTTTTGCCTTTGGCGTGATCGAGCCAAAGGCCTGAACACCTGCGGCACCCAGCCCGATGATACCAATCGTCGCCAGGCTCATCGGATTGAGCATGGATTTCACGCCGGCAGCCATCGCGGAAAACGCCGCCTGACCACCGCCAAGCTGAGCCGTCATCTGGTTCATCTGCGTGCCCTGTTGCAGCGCCAGAACCATCGGATTTTGCCCCATCAAAGCCATCATGCCGATGTCATTGAACTGCGCCAGGTAATAGGCATTTGCCGCCCCGGCACCCCGCGCAAGCCGGGCATTCTCGGCCAGTTGGTCGTTCATCGGCGCAATGATCTGCGCGGCACTGGCCCGTGCCTGAGCCGCTTCGCGTTCGGTAATTGCACCCAGCTCCTGCGCCTCGGCAATGCGGCGCAGCTGGGTCTCATACTGCTGCGAGGCCGCAAAGATCGGATTGAACTGCGCGCGCACCTGGTTGAGCTGGTTCTGCCAGGCCTCGTTCTCGCGGCTGACTTTCATCAGAGCATCAACCTGTGCCGACAGGCTGGTTGTGAACCTGTCAGAGCTGGTCCCGGCCTGCCCCCAGGCCGCCGCAATCCCCCGCGCGGACCCGGTCAGGCTGGCCAGCTCCGCCTCCGCAGCGGCGCTGGCTCTCGTTGCCTGGGACAGATCACGGGTGACTGTAGACGCAAACCCCGAAAATCCGCTGGTACCGCCTTGGACTGTCAGACGGCTTGCGTCTTCTGCCTTTTTATGCAGGCCAAGGATGGCCCCCTGGACCTTCGCGATCTCGGCAATCGACTGGCTGGCATCAGCCCGAAAGCTCAGCAGGACATCAATCGGTGCGGTCACGATTGCGCCTCCCCAAAGACCACCAGAGCCTCCGATTCCATGATCTGAATGTCCGCGAAAGCGGCCTCGTCTGCGCCGCTGCGCCTCAGAACGACATCAACGCCCTGATAGTCCAACCCCAACCAGATCAGCCCAGCCATGCCCGCAGCGACCCGCCATTGGGTCTCGCAGGCCAGAAAGGCACAGACGCTTTTCCAGTTTGATGGCAACACTTCGAACCCTCCTGCATCCTTGTCAGAACATGTCTCCTGCGCGGGCACCTCTGCCCCCATCGCGCGAAACTGTCGGGTGATTTCGTCGTCAATCCTGACAGGTTCGCGATCGTCAGAGCGGCCAAGCCGGGCCATTGCCCAGGCTCTGGCCGCCTCCTTCAGTTTCCCAGGTGAGCGCCGCCCGCCATGCTTTCGTGATAGGCGGTCCAAACCGCCACGCGCGCCCAGGGCTGACGCAGCATCTGATCGACCTTGGCGGCGTTGAAGGGCACCGGGGTTTTGTCGGTGTCCACGATCTCGTCCCAATCCTTGATGACGGCCGCCAGGGACATCCGGTCTTCCTTCAACTGCTCTTCGACATCCAGAATGGCCAGGACACAGGCGCGCTCTGCGGCTTCCGCGTCCTGGTCACGCGGCTCGAACAGTACCTTGAAGGTCCGTTCAGCGAACTGGCCGGGATTGTCCGTGTCTGGCATGTTGACAACAACAGGCCACCAGTAGCGCGGGGTATCGGCAAGGATGAATTTCGTCATGAGGGTCTTCTCCATATTCCGTTTGTGCGATGGCTGGGGCCGCAGACGGCGGCCCTCGGGTACTTCTCCTGACCATCCACGCCCGCCATCCCGGCGCGATGGTTTGAAATGTTGCGCCCCCTCACAGTGCGCTCATCAATCCCCACGGAATGGCGTCAGCGCACCGTGATTGTCAGCTCGTCACGCCCGTTCTCGGGGCACAGCCCCAAAGGCAGCGAATAATTGACGATGTTGTTTTCCTGCCCTTGCGAGGGAGCGCCGATTTCCACAGCAGGTGCCGCGATCTCCACGATGTTGCCGGCAGCGGTGCCATGCTGGATGCTCAAAGCACCACGACTGCGCGCGCGGGCGATGCCAAACCAATCCACAGTCGCGACCGATTTGGCATCCACCACGGCGGTGCCGGTCGATTTGCGATCGGTGACACGCACCGCTTCCTCGCCGATCAGAAAGCGCGGCGTCAGCACATTGCCCAGGTCCAGCGAAAGGCTTTGCGCAACCGCTGCCCAGCCATGCAGGGTCAGGGAGGTATTGGCCTTATTGACCGCCACCGGCGTCACCCAGCCCGCATCGGTCACAGTAGGCAGAACCGCGTCGGTTACCGTGCCAAGCAAGCCGGTCAGGCTGAAGCGGAACTTGGGAATGCGCTTGGCAGTAAAGCCCGGCTGAACATTGGCCTGCGCACCTACAAAAATGTGCTGCACACCATCGCTGTTGAAATAGATCGTGCCGCTTTCAACATCGTCCTCGACAATCGAATAGGTGACATCGGTGTTGGCGGTCACGGTTTCCGCCAGGCCGCAAACCCGCAGCAACGATCCATATTTGGGAATGTCGCCAGCCGCTCCGGCCCCGGCGATCTCTACATCGAACTCGATGCGGCCATGTTCGCCGGTCAGGATTGCGCCCTGGTTGCCCAGGTAGGGCAGCAGCAGGTCGCGGGCTTCTTCATCCGCCTGCATCGGAGTGAAGGTGATATTGGACGCGACGATCGCGTCGGCGGCGGCCGGGTTCACATCCGTGCCATACACAGCTTCGATCTTGTGCAGGAATGCCAGCTTGTTCCAACGACGAATGCTCATGCTTTGTCTCCCTTGGTGGTCGCTGCTTCAGAGGCGGCAGTTTCGGTCGTTTCCGTTCCGCCAACGGCAGGGCCGGTCGGCGACGGAGGGTCTGCAGGGCGGGTTGGTTTCTGCTGGACGCTCAGGTGTCCCTTTTTCGGATCACGTTTGTGGCGTCCGCCTGTCTTGGGCATTTGGTGCATGTTACTCTCCTGTCAGGAAGCGGGCGGCGGCCCAGGTTTGAACGTAGATGCTGACACCGCGCGATATCGGGCTGGTCTCGCCCCCGATCAGTTCGCAGGGTTCATCAAATCCGGGGATCTCAAATCCAAGCAAAGCGGCTTCGATATCCCCCTTCAGGCTGTCTGTTCGGGTCGCGCGCTCAGCCCCCAGACGGCCCGAGAAATCGCGCTGCACGATACCCGTGGTGAACCGCTGCTCAACGCGCTGCAAAACACCACCCGTCGCCCGACTGTTGGGCGCAGCCCGTTCCCCCCAGGGCATGATAATAACGGTGGCGTCCTCGACGGTGCCCGCCATTTCCCGAAGGACGTCGATGTCCTCGGCGATCTCGACTCCTGACCAGATCTCGCTTGGCAAACTGCCCGACAGATGGTTGAAGATCTCGGTCAGCATCACTTCCACCCCCGCAGTTTCTGAGCTGTGAAAACCTGTTCTGGATGTGCCGCCAGGGTCGTACCGCCTGTCACGGCCGGGGCGGTCTCACCTTCAGCAACCGGCAGGGCGATCCGTTTTGCCGCGACATCTTTCAGTGCAGAAATCGCATCCTTGTAGTCGGCCTCAACATGCTCGGGGGCACCGTTGCGGTGCAGAACATAGCGGGCGATCGAAACCGCCCATGTCCGCACCAAGGCGGGGGCCGGATCAAGCGGGACCTGGTAACGGGTGCCGACATAGCCATTGATCTGGTTTCCGGCATCTTCCAGAGCCGCAGCAATGACATCGGCATCGGCAATACCGTCCCGGTCGTGATCTGCGATCTGGCGCAGCTCGTTTTCACCGGCGCGCTCGATCAGGTCCTGGAGAAAGGCATAGGGCATTACTGCGCCCCATCTTCGGGCAGACCAGCTTGGGGTTTTGAAGTGGGCATGAGGGAGTTCCGAATATTGGAGTGAGGGGGCCTGGGCGACACGGGGGGCCGCCCAGCGGTGGGCCTCAGCCCTTGGTGGCGCTGTCGCTCTGTTTGCCGTCAGTGGTTTTGGCGGCGGTTTTCGACGATGATTTGGCCGTGGGTTTCGCTGCGGCCTTTTCCTCGGCCGGACCAGGAAGCTCTGCCTTCATCGCCTCAATCGCCCGGTCCGCTTTCGCGATCTCACCAGCCAGTTTGGTTTTGTCCGCTTCAGCTTCAGTCAGCTGAGCCGTCAAGTTGTTGACCTGCTCGGTCAGGCGCGCATTTTCCTTGCTCAGCGCATAGAATTCTTCGCCCAGCTCCTCATACGCCTGTTGCAGACCGGCCAGTTCGGCCTCTTTGCTGGGCGCGACCTCAGTCTCTGGATCACCCAGCTTTTCCAGCGCGCTCGGCGCGACGGCTTTGGCCTTCACCAATAGGCGCAGGTCATTTTCCGCAACCTGCACGGGGTCTCCGACGCCCTTGTGCTTGCCATTGATCTTGGCCGGGCCAATGAGGGTCACGTCATAAAGGGTATCCAAAGGTCTCTCCTCGTTGAGAAAGGGAAAGCGGACCTGGGCCGCTTTCCGCGTGATCAGATCAGCGGTTAGCTGGCATCGCCTGCGTTCTGGATCAGGAACCCGCCTTCGGCACCCGTCAGATAGGGACGGCGCTCGGTCTTGGTCGGGTAGATCCAGCTGTCATTGCTGTTCTCGAAATACGGCTTGGTCACCTGCGGATAGCCATTCAGCTCGTAGGTGTAGCCATAGGACGGCACCATGAAGTTCTCGCCCTGCATAGGAACGTAGGCCAGGATCGCGTCATCGCCCCAGACATCGGTTGCCAGCGTGTCGTCGTCGGCGTTCTCGGGCAGATACACCGCCTTGCCCACGATTACGCGCGCCACGTCGAAATAGGCGGCCAGCATCTCGGCCGTGATCGAATCCTTCGAGGTGTACTTGAACTGCTCTTTGACCTTCGGGTGGTTCTTGGCAGCATTGAATGCGCTCGGCCCCAGCTCCAGCGTATTGGCATACCGGCCAATCGAACGGCGGATCATTTCCTGGGCGGCGTCGATATCCGCTTTGGGGTCAGAGGCATCATCGGTCCAGCGATCAGTGCCAGCCAGGGCCGTCTTGTGATTGGCATCATAGTTGGCCGGGTCACGCGCCAATGCCGCGATATCGAACTCCAGGCCCAGATCGACCACATTCAACACCATGTTCACGGCCCCACGACCCAGATCGATGCCCGGAACTTTTGCGGCCTCTTCCTGGTGCTCGATCGGAACCAAACCCTCCAGAGCGTCCTGCACCAGGGAGACAGGGTCGGAAGCATAGCCATACTGAACGCGCTTCTTGTCCGCGCCGGGCGCGCGACGGGTGTTCAACATGCGGAAAGATTCCTTGCCGAACTTGAGGACGCGCATCGAGCGGGTCGGCACGGTGACACGCGGAAACAGCAGGTGGCCGATAAATTCCAGATTGCGATAGCCACGGGCGTGGGTGGACAGGATCGGGTCCACCACGCCGGCGGTACGCTGATTGACGGGTTGGTTCATGTCAGAACTCCTTAGCGGATCAGGATTTGGACCAGCTCGCCGTCAGCGGCGGCGGTCAGGGCGGTGGCAAAGACATTGTCGGGGTCGACCCCGGCAGCGGAGACGCCGCCATTCGCAGAGACCAGCTGGGCCCCTGCGGCAATGACGCCAACAGCGGTCACGGTCTCCTCGCCGATGGCGGTCAGGCCAATGTCCAGGCCAATCTCGGTGGCGGGAACCTGAGCGATGCCCTTGACCGGCTGATCAGCAGCGGTGATCGGGGCATTGTCGAAACCAACCAGGTCACCGGCGTTGCAGGTGGCCGTCATGGTGGCGGTCAGGGTCAGAACGGAATGATAGGTGCGCAGCATGGAAATCTCCGATCAGCTCACGGCGTCAATGGCGGCCTCGTAAGAGGTGCCGGGGTTCTTGCGCTGATAGGCCAGCGCCTGGTTGTGGATTTTCAGACTGTCGGGATCGACAGGTTTGCCATCGGCGGCAAAAGAGGCCGGCGCACCGCCACCAGCGGGACCATCAGGCAGATCCAGCGCGCCATAGCTGACCACCTCGGGCTGCGCTTCGAAGATTTTACGAACAGCATCACCCAGAGCGACATCATCACCGCCTTCGGAAAAGCTGACAGACTGGTCGGCGGGCATGGCATCCAGAACGGCAACCAGGTCATCCTTGCTGGCCGGAATTAGTTTTCCCGCCTCGATCAGGCTTTCCGCAAACGACACGTTGTCATCATGGGCTGCTTTCTTTTCACGCTCGGCAAGCTTGTCTTCGCGATCCTTCAGTTTGGCCTCGCGATCTGCGAAAGCCGCTTCGGTCGATTTGGTCACGACAGAGTCCTTTTCAGGTTTGGGGGTGGAGGGAGGGGTCGCCTGGGGAACAGGAGCGGTGAAAGTCGGACCATTGCCGTCCTTCGGCTCGATCTCCGTGTCATCCAGCCATTCAATGCGCCAGGACGGCAGAACCTTGTCAGCCACTTCCAGGCTGAACCGCTCGATGAAGAAATCGCGCAACCCACGGAACAGCGAGGCAGCTTCCTCAAAGCCGCGCTCACCAAATTCAAAGGTCACGCCCTCGGCACCGGAGAAAGCCACGTTCTTCAGTCCGCTGACGGCCGGGGCCGCTGCCCCCAGAAAACCGACATGCTTGGGATACCAGGCACCGGGATTGGGATTGGCCGCATGATCGGGGCTAAAAAAGGACATGCTGACCTTCTTGAACCGCCCTGCTTTCACCAGGTCGCTGAACTGAGGCTCGATTTCATGCAGATCTGCGAACAGACGCTCCTGGCTTTCGTCGTATTCCAGTCCCTCGATCCAGCCGTATGCCGGCGTATCGTTGTTGGGATGCCCCACCACGATCGGGGCCGGGGCCGTTTCCGGATCATAAGCATCCGCCACGGCCTTCAGGTCGGCCGCCGAAAAGGTGATCTCTGCACCGACCATGGGCGAGAACGTACCAGGGCGAAAAACTTCGATCCGCGCTTTCTGAGGGGTGTTGGTCATGAGGTCCGTCCGATTGTTGACGAACCAGATTTGGCACAAGCGCCAAACAAAATCCGCCGGACAGGCGTCCGGCGGCTTCATGAGGTCTGGAATGCCCCAAGACTGGGGAAGCGACCTTGATATCGCAAGCTCTAAGTTCAGGTCGCGACGAAATTGCCCCGTCCGTCGATTCTAACAGGGGGTTAACAGGCCTTCAGCGCTTTTTGCGGATCACTGGGCACGAAACCCCGCTAAGGCGCTCCTGCGGCAATTTCTGACGGGTTTGGGTTTTCAAAGGCTGAGCCAGTCACGAGCATCTTCCAAAATACCCTGTTCATCGCCCTCGGTCAGACCAACAAAGGGCCGTGCCGGGATGCGAATGACATGCGCGGGGATCGTGACTTTGGTCACATGTGCCGCTTCCGATTTCCTGACGAAACGTCGCCCAGGCTGACCGGCTCCGTTGTCAGCGCGGTAGATCTCGCCCTGCCGCTCGGGAATGCGGAT